CGCTTTTCCCTCCGGAGGAAACGCCAGCGTTGTCGCCGCGGGGCTGCACCGCCGCTCGGATACGGTCGGCTCGCACGAGGTCGCGTTGCGTCCCGTTCACCTTCGGCGCGGCGGCGGTCTCCTTTTGGAATGCACGAATGGCGCGGCCGATTACCGTGGCCGATTCCGAGCCGTTGATCCGCGTCTGGTAGGCAACGTCCTTGGTGGCCAGCCAGCGGCGGAACGGGTTGTTCGGATCGGGAGCCTGGCGCGTCACGTCCACCGCGCCGACGATTTCTCTCCACGCAGGGAACGCGTCCTCCAGTGCTTCGATCTCGCGGCGGCTGGTGTAGGTCGCCAGCATGCTCTCCAGCTTCGCCGGGTCGGCGTCAGCGGCGCCGGTTCCGGTGTAGCCCTGAAGCGCCGCTTCCATCGCCGCGCGTGTCTGTTGCGCTAACTCCGGGAAGTCGCGCTCCATCGCGGCGAACGCGTCCTTCGGGATCTCGACCTTGCGTCCGGCCGGGGTTTGGGCCTGGAAGCCGCTGACCAGCTTTTGCAGATTGCCTATCGTCCCGAACGCCTTCGAAAGCTGCTGGTCGTAGGACGCCGTCTTAGCGGCGGCGGCTCTGACGTCAGCCCAGTCCTTCTCGGTGATCCGGACGTATTTCGTTTCCGGCGCCTTTTCCCGTGGGGTTGCCGCGGGCGCGGGCGTCTCCGGTTTGGCCGGTGGCTTTGCTGCGGGTTTATCGCCCTCGAATCCTGCCCCGAACTCGGCATTCTCGCGAGCGTCGTCTTCAGCCGCTGTCGTGTCGGAGGATTGCTCCGGTGCGGGAGTTTCCTTTTCAGCCATTGTTGGTGTTGCTCCGTTTACGCAGGCGCCTTGCGGTGGCTGCTAGTCTCCGGTCATGTCAGGCCGGTCATCCCCGAGCGCGATGATGTGCTTGAGGGTCTTGATTTCGCCGCGCAGGGACGCGGTTTGGTACTCGGACAACGCCCCGTCGTTGCGCAGGCGCGCGGCGGCGAGCCGGTCGTCGAGGTGGGCACGGAGGCGGAGCCAGAGCGACGATGCCTTGTCGTTGGCGGTGAGCTCGAATGGCTCCATCACAGTCGAAGGATCAACGCCCATGCGAGGAAGGCAATCACGGTGCCACAGAAAGCCCCGCCCAGGATTTCAATCGCGATCATTGCAGACTGCCCCTCACTGCACCGGCCCGGCCTGCGAGAACGCCTGCCCGTTAGCGGCCCTGCCCGGCACCTGAACCGGCGGCTTGGGTGCGCCAGGCGTCCGGTGCTTGCGCATCTCGTGCGCGTTGTTAGCCGCGTTCAGATCCCGCTCGGTCTGTAGCTGCATCGCCGTCTTGGCCAGCGCCGCCTTGGCCTGGTCGAGACTGATCTTCATGCGGTTGGCGTATTCCATCAGAGCGCGCTGGTGCTCCATGTCGATCTGGTGCGCCTTGAGCGTCAGCTCGCCATGCACCCGCTGCTGCTCGATCTGCGCCTTACCGCCCTCGAGGATGTGCGTCATGTCGGCGATCTTCTGCTCCTCGGCCGCGGTCTGCTGGTCAGCCTGCTGCTGCATCACGCCCAACTTCAGTTGCGTGTCGGCGGCGATCTTGGCAACCGTGACGGCCGGTGCCTCGGGCGGCGGAGCAGCGTCGAGTTTCGCCTGTTCCTCCTCCGAATACATCACCTCATCGGGGGAGAGCTTCTTCGATTTGAGGAACAGCCGCGCCCATTTCTTCGGGTCGATTCCATATAACGGATTGGCCGCCATCGCACCCATTTGCGCGATCGACTGGTCCTGAATGGCCCGCTCGACCAGCGCGGCCGAGCCGTGCGCGTCAATCTGGAATTCGCCCTTTTCCTCGTCCGGCACGTCCGGGTCGAGTAGCAGCCACTCGTAGAACTGCCGCACGACCGGCTCGGTGATGTAGTCGTCGAACGCGTAGCCGATCGACCGCAGGAGCTGGTTCGCGTTGTTGTTCTGCAACTGCGCGGCGCCGAACGTATCCGGGGTTGTTGCGCCGCTCTGACCTTGCGCAATCAGCGGGATCGAGGTCGTTTCCTCGGCAAACCGCTCGCCCAGGGTGATGATCTCCATTAGTTGCTGCGTCACGTTGGGGATCTGGATCGCCATGAACGCCTGGCGGACATCCGCAGGGCCGTCGTTGGTCTTCTCCCAAATCTTGTCCGGGGTGATCGTCCACAGCCCGTCGGCGGGCCGGATCGCCGCCATGTCGATGACGAACTGGGATCCCGCAGACTTGCCCGCGTTGTTCAGCAGCGCCCGCAGAGCGGCGTTGGTGACCTTCTGCGGCGTGCGCATCTGCTCGGCGACGCCAACCCCGGCCCAGTGCTGCGCCCGGCGCTGCCAGGGCATTGAGTGATACGGGAACGACCCGCTATCCAGCGGGTTGATCGTCGCGCGCACCACGCTGTCGTTGATCAGCGTGACGATGACGTGGGCCTCGTCGCCGGGAGCATTATCGTCAGATGACGGATTACCCGCCGCCTGGTCGATCGCCTGCATTTCGTCACGGGTAAGCTGACCGTAGAAGTACCAGACCGTGTAGCGGCCTTTGTTCTTTCCGCCGCTGTTGCTGCTGCCGCTTTCGGAGTTCGCTTTGTCGGGGCCTTCCTCCATCACCTTGTCGATCTGGTCCGCGATATAGCCGGGCAGCTTCTTCAGGCCGCGCACCTGACGCGCACTCATGAAGTCGCGCTCGAACACGAAATCGCCGTCGTGGATGTTCTCGCCGCACGCCGGATCGGGGAAGATGTTCCACGGATCGACCCATACCCCGGCCGGGATGATCTTCTCCTTGATCTCCAGATCGACGCCGCCGTCCTTGGCCTCGGTGATCGCCATGACCCGCTTCGAACGGGGCGTGGGCGCCTTGAGTATGCCGACGCCGATCCGGGCCGCGTCCGCGATCACCTTGCGGATTTCCGCGCGATACTGCGTCTCGACCATCCAGTCTGCGATACGGGTTTCCGCCGCTTTGGCGCGTTTACGGGCCATCTCGATCTTCTCGATGGCAAAGTCCTTGACCGTCAGCGGCACGCGCGGAGGCGAAGCGGGCGGCGGCGGCTGTCCCGGTGCCTGTCCCGCCGGTGGCGCTAACTGTCCCGCCGTTTGTCCCGGCGGTTGTCCCGGCAAGGCTGGCGATGCGCCCGGAGGCGGCGCAGCCGATCCCGGCGGCTGTCCCGGAAGCGGTGCGGCGGCAGGCGGCGCCTCGCCAGGAGCCGGTGGCCGGGTCAGCGGCACGCCAAGTCCGCTGTGCAGGACCTGGCTGTCGTCCTCCTTTGCCGCGAGCAGCTCGGGCACAGGCATTTCGGAGAACGAGAACGCCTTGTCGTCGGCGGGCAGCAGGATCTCGCCCAATTTGGCGACCCCGGCATCGACATAGCGCGAGGTCAGCCGGAGGTAGACCGTCGAACGGTTTTCGCCCCCCTTGTTGCGGCGCCCGGTCGTAACGGGACCGTCCATTGACATCGGCTTGGCCCACTTGGCGTCGCTAAACTCGTGCCGGTTGGCGTCGTCAATGCCGAGGTAAGCCTCCTCGCACTCCCGCCACGTTGACTCGATGCCGGACGAACTCCGCGCGCCCTTGGCTTCCTCGCGCTTCTGCGCGATCTGCACACCGATAGCGGCCAGCAGGGACGGCGGCGCGTCGGCGTGCGGCCGGATTACCGCGGCAACGTCGTCGGGCAGGTCGGAGAGGCTGTCGCTCATTGTCAGTTATGCCCCGGCGCTGCTGCCAACGGTCTGGAGCGTGGCCGTGGTGAGTGAGTTCATCTTCACAATGAAATCGCGCCATCCGGAGGCGGGAATCGCCATCGAGCCTGTCAAAGTCCAGCCTGTGTTGGTCGTGATCGTCCAGGGCTGGGCGGAACTTTGGATGATGCGGAGTTCGAACGAACTGCCGGCGGTCGGCGAGTGCATTGCTGCGATCATGGATGCCACGGTCGGTAACTGCCCGTTGGCCGGGGCACCGTTCGCGCCGGTCAGCCCCAGCACGACATACTGCTGGCCGCCGGTGATGTTCGCGGCCGTGAGGGTCGTGCCGGAGGTCGCCGCGTTGGTGTTGTATGACGCCGCGATCGGCGATACCGAACTGACCGTCCAGGCACCCGCCGCCGTGCAGTTAAAGACGCCGATCGAGCCGTTGTGCAACTGCACGCCGATGGCGGCAGCGATACCGTTGATGGTGTCCGAGGCGCCGATGAACGGGTAGACTTGGACCGGGTTGGCGCCGTTGTTCTGCACGGTCACGGACAGACCGGCACTATTCGTGGACGACGGCAGCGCCACGCCGGTCCCGGCGGCGGCCGTGGCGATGGTGTTGATCGAGCCGGTAAGCTGCGTCGCGGTGGACTGGCCGGTGCCGGCGGCGGTGATGTTGTCCTGCGGCACCACGGTTTGCAGGCCGCTGACCGAGTATCCGACCGCCAGGCCGTCCGACGACCACGCGCCGGAGGCCGCGCACTCGAAAATCACGCAACTGCGCGCCATCGCGGTAACGCCAATCGAGCCGGCGGCGCCGTCGATCGTGTCGGTGCCGTTGCCGTAAATCTGGATCGGGTTGCCGCTGTTGTTGATGACGGTGATGTCCAGGCCGGCGCCCGATCCCATCAGGACAACGCCGTCGCCTAGCGTGGTTCCGACAGCCGGGGCCGTGGATGTGTCAATGCGGTTGACTTCCGCCGTCAGCGCCGTGGCGCCCGCCTGGGTGCGCGTGGTGCCCGCGACGATACCGACCGCGGCGGTTTCATACAGCAGGCCGGTGAGCGTGCCGCCGGTCAGCGGCAGCCCGCCGCCGCCGCCATCCGACAGAACCAGGGTCGTGCCGTTGCTGCGGTAGCGCGTCCAGGGGGCCGCGTTGAGGCGGAATGTGGAGTTGAGATCGGCGAGCATCGCAGCCGAGGGCGACGATATCTGCGCCGCCGTGACATCCACCGGCGTCCAGATCCCGTCCGGACCCGTGCCGTCGAAATTCTGCAGCCCGACCGGCGCACCGGTAACGGTATCGACCAGCATCCTGATCGGTTGCCGCCAATTCCGGGGCTGGAACGGATTGACCGTTGAACGGAAGGAACTGAAGATGGTCATTCATTTCGGCCTTGCATGATGCGCTAATGTGCGGATCGTCGATCAGTACCGAGAGGACAAGAACAATGGACGAAGAACTGCGCGCGTATCTCGATAGCATGACCGCCCGCATGAATGATCAACATGAGCGTCTGCTGAACCGGCTGACCGGCATCGAGCGGGGTTTCCTGAACGTCAAAGACTTTATGGTCGGTGATGCGCTGGTCTTGGCCAGACGCTCGCTCGACCTGGAGGCCCGCGTTACAAAACTGGAAGACGGCAAGTGATCGGCGCCATCGACGTGAGGGCCCGGCCTCTGTCCTTCACCCTAAAAGACCCATGGACTCGTCCACGTTCTCGAACGGCCGCACCGTCGCCTTCGGCATCTCGCCCTCGTTCCTGATCCTGTCAACGATCTCGGCCAAGCCGCCCCATGCGTCGGCGCCATGCGATGCGATGTCATGAACTGGGCCGGTCGGCTCCTGCGTCGTCTTGGGCACGTTCCGCTTGTAGCGTTTCAACCGCTCCATCAAGTGCGCCGCGCCCAGCAGCCGGTCCGGCCGCTCCGGCGGCGTGTCGAACTTCGATGTGTCCAGATAGACGCGCGGGAACATCATGCGGCCCGCCTTGACCCGCGCCTCCGGGTCGGACTTCGGAATGATTTGAACCCTGCAGCCAAGCCCGCGGAGCAGCTTCTTCGCGTTCGTCCCGCTCTTGGGGTCGTGGCTTTCGCCGTCGTGCGGCAGCCAGTCGGTGCCCCACCTGTAGTTAAGGCGGTCCATCGCCGTGAGCATGTTCGCATACGTGATATGCGACTCTTCCAGATAGTTTATCACGTTCAAGGCGCTCGGGTGCGGCTTCTGGACCATGATGCAGACCATCAGGTCGTTCCAGCCCAGATCCCAAATCCGGTGCACGGGGAAGCGGGGATCATACGGCACTGGCCGGTAGCGTCCCTCGGTGATCATCTCCACCACCTCAGTGGCGTAGATCGCCCCCTGGACCACCACACGCGGGCGGCCGTCCCAGATGTTGGCGTAATCCTCCTTGCTGTGAACGAGATCCCATTGGCGGAGCCTTTCCATCTCCTCTGTCCACCAGCCGCACGAAACGGCGTCGCGCCAGTTCATCTCGACGACCATGGCACCCGGCGGCGTGTTGACCACGAACCGCTCCCATACCTCGTCGGTGTCCATGTTCGGGTTGAACGAAATCCATACCTCGGCGCCGGCGGTGCGGAAGATGGTCGGGAGAGCAATTTGGAAACTGCGCCGGCTGATGGCCTGCGCCTCCTCGCACCAAAGCACGTCGAATCCCTCGTATGACTTCAAGGATTCAGCGGTCTGATCAGAGAGGCCGGTAAACCGGAACAGCGTGTCCTGACGCGTGCCACGGATCGCGTTCTCCGTCACGTCATAAAGATCGCCGTAGTCGAGTGCTGCGATCTGATCCTTCAGGAGTTGATGCACGGATTGCGAAAGCGACTTCTGAACCTCACGGGCGCACAGGATGCGCAACGGCTGATGCACGCCGAGGGTCAGCAGCGCGCGCGCAAAGGACCAGGACTTCAGCGACCCCCGGCCGCCCCAGGCCACCTTGTAAGGGTGGCATTGGAGCAGGAACCCCAGTTTGCGCGGCAGTTGGAGATGAACGAGCTTCTCCGCTGGCTTGGCGGCATCCGGCCGGCGTTTGAGCGATGCACTCATCCCAGTCCCGCGTCCTCATCCAGCGCGCCGTCCGAGGAACGCTCCGGCTGCGGATCGGGACTGACCGCGTTGCCGTTCTCGTCCAGGCCGAGTTCCGACAGTACCGCGGCTGCGACAATCTCATCGATCCAGCCGCCGGCGACGCGCGCCTGCTTGAGCAGGTCGGTGATGCGCTCGAGCGCGTTCACGGGTGCTTGCCGCTCGACTTCGGCGGGTCGTCGTGCTTGCCGACGTCTTCGTGCTTGGCTGCCGCCGGAGTTGGAGCCGGGACGCGCGGAGCATTGGCGTCAAACGTGCCCGGCGCGAGATCGAGCGGATCGGTTGACCGCGGCAGCGAGGCGGTTGTCGGCTCCGCACCGGACTGCGCGGTCAGTTGTGCGCGGGCGTGCTTGGCCTTGTCGGCGGCCTGCTGCGCCGCAGTCTCATGCGCCACGACCTCGGCCTCGGTGATCTGGTTCGGATCGACCACGGGTTTGGCGTGCTTGGCGTTGCCGGTCGCGTCAAGTCCGAGCTGGGCGAGCAGATCGGTGGCAACAGCGGCGTCGGACCAGCCGCGCGCGTCGCGGTGGGCTTTGAGAACGGCGACGGCGGCTTCCAGATTTGTTGTCATTGCGTTTCTCCTCAACCTACGAGTTTCACGGTCTTGCGTATGTCGTCCGGTAAGCGCGAGCCGGACCGAGGTGCCGACTGTTCAGCCTGCGGCGCGGCAGCCTCGCCGACAAACTCCACGACGACGCGCATCGGCGTATCGGCAGGCTTGCCGTCGTCAACGACGATGCGTTCGGACCAGCCCATCCGCGCCTGCGTGATCCATTTGGCGGCGTTGAAGTTCTTTCCCGTCGTCGCCATGCTGAACAGCGCAGCCACGACCCGCCCGTACATCTCCGGCTCTCCGGCTTCGAGTTCATGCCGGAAATGCTTGCGCAGCGTTTTCTGATCGATGCCGCGTGGCCGTTCCTGTGTGACGCCAATGACGCTGGCAATCCCTGCCTGCTCGATGCCGCCCGCCACCATGACCTTGACGGTCAGGCGCTCCTTGTCGGTAGGCACGTATGGCGGTTGGCCGCGCTTGCCGGGGGTGACGGGTGGCGCGATTGCGACCGGAGGCGGGGCAGCTACAGCCTTGGGCGGACTCATACGCTTTGCCGGCTTCGCCGCTTTCGCTTTGTGTGCCGGCGGCTTTGGGACAGGCGTCTTCCGGGCGGGCATCGTGACCTAGCGGTTGATCAGCCCCGGCGGC